ACTCTAGACAAAGAGAAGCATATCCCTTTTTCGGTATCTGAAGGATTACATCGGCCACTCCACGTTTAACACCTTGGCGCTTCATATTAGCCGCTTCTATTTTATGCCGGCTGCCACCGTTCGGGACTGCAAAAAGAAGTCGATCCGGCAAATTAGGAAAGAATAAAGGAACCTTGCTGAAAAACTCCGACTGAATCCGAGCTTCTTCGTTATCATGGTGTTGTTTTTGTTTTGGAGGGTTCTTTTTATCAGAGTAGCAATTATAACAAATATACCCTTCTTCTGTTTTGATCACAGATACAGTCCTTTTATTACAGATAATACAAGAATGTTCTTTTATGCTCATTTTTAACTAATATATATAAGAAGAGAAATATGTTCCCCATTTTTTATGAAAAACACCTTCCGTAATTTGTGTCGTGCTAGCCATGCACTTGAGCGATAGCGAAGGCCTCCTGTTTTAGTTTGTTTAAATCCATTGATTTCATTGTCTTGTTTGTTTTTGTTTATTGTTGTAAATGGGGGACAGTTGGATTCTGCCCGTACGATGTTTTTCCCTGGGCCCAACCAAATTTAAATTTGGTTGGATGGGGTGATTAGGTGTTAGGAAAAAGAAGCCCCGGAATCCACTTCATGGGAACCGGGGCTTTTGGGATTTGTTTACAATTTGGGGCAGAGGGGGATAAAAGCCTCTAATCATTCATGAGGATATTTTCACATACAACTCTTTAAACGAAGGGGTATTTGTAATAGCTTTTACTTGCATCGTCAAACGGTCTGGCTGTGTGCCGAAAAAGACCTCATTATGACCTTTCTTGATGTATCCTATTTTTTTATCTTCAAAATAGACCTCTACGGCCTTAGGGTCTTTGGGGTTGTCCGGCTCTGTTTTAAAGGTGAGGAAATCTCCTTTGCGCAGGGTATCCAGGTCGAACCCGTAATGTGTGATTGCTGCAATATCCGTGACGAACGACAATCCATTGTCCGGAATGAAAGAGGCCAGGAACTCGAAGCTGTCCGTCTGCATTTTCCCTTGTGTCATGGCCAACATATACAGGGTATCTTCCTTCAAGGATTGGTCCACCTCCCAAAACTCCAATAGCCATTTAGTGTCGGTCCGTTCAAAGTTGATGATACGTTTGGAGAACAAGTCCAACACGTTTTTCTCGTGTACCGTTTGTTCTAACGCCAACCCCGGATAACCCCTAAACCCATATTGCCTAGCCCTCTCCACACCCTCTTTCAGATATTGGAATACCACACCGGAATCTTTTTCTTCCAGTATACCTACCATGATTCTTGGTGAACCTTTCCCGACTCTCCACGAAAGGTATATTTTATCGAAACATCTGTTCATGACTATGTAGTATTTTGCTTATTCGCGAATCAATGTATTTAACTATAAAACGTTTTCTTTCTTCCGGTATTTTATGACCTGAAAAATTTTCCGGCACATTCTTGTCTATGTGGAAAACAAGATCTTGTAACATTTGTTTGTTGTAAAGTAATTTTACCCTTTCTAAAACCTGATGCACTATTTCATAATCATCCAAAGCAATGGTATTGACCAACTCTATATGATTCAGGTTCTCATTATTCCACCGAATATCAGGTTTCCCCTTTTCGATGAAATGATCCATCTTTTGTTCGTCAGCTAACAACTCGCAGACCTTTTCATCAGACAATTCCCTGGCTAGGCTGCTACCGCTATCATAGATAGTGGAAAAGGTAGTCTTTTGCCGGGTTATGATTTTCTTCAACGATTGGATTGTCATTTTGAACTTGACGAAAAACCGACAGAATACCATCCATTTGACAATCCAATTGGACCTCTCATAGTGTTCGCAAAACCTGTCGAACACTTCGAAATACTCTGATTTCTTTACGACAAGTGCCCAATTCTCCGAATGTCTGTCCGTATTTCCGATGATTGCGTCAAATATGATCATCTCGATCACATCCCTCTTCAAATTCTCCAGTTGTACATTTTTCAAAGCACTTATTATTCGTTGGTAAGAATGTGCCTTCTTGAAATTTTCACTGAAATCAGGATACTTTTGTACAATGTACCGGTATCCGTCATGGTGCTCTTCCTTATCTTCTTCGATAATAGATTTAGACAAACAGCCTATTTTATCTTTAAAAGAAGCGACATCATAAATCAAGACATTGAACCCTAATGAACGTCCCAATTCGGAGGCTATGACTTCAGACCAAAACTCATATTTGTAATTCTTGAATCCTTTGTTTATGGATGTTTTGAAATAGTACTTCTTGTCATCGTCAGGAGAGATAGCGATAAACTTATCTCTGGTACCTCCTGTATGGACATGGACCTGCGTTTTCCAGTTTGATATATCAATATATTTTGCCATTCATTTCACTTTTTGCAAAAGTAATACTTTTATAATTGATAGTATCCTTTGTCTGAATATTTAAGGGTAATGCGCTCGCTTCGACAGATAAGGGAGAAAGAGTGGACATTTTTTTGTTGTAAGCTATTTCTCATACGATTTAAATTTTCATTAGAATCTTCATTTTTCTCCAATTAATATTTACACCTTATATTTTCGTTCAAAATCATACTTCCTAAACTCATGGTACGCTTGTTCCAATGTTTTAGAAGTCCTATCGCCTTCCGGTATATCCCAGCTTTTGGAATTATTGATACTATCATCCATGGCCATAGCCCCCCTTTCTTTCTCATACCGGCCAAGCCATTCTAAGATAACAGCCCCGTCTATCCGATCATAAACCTTTCCATACAATCCCTTTTTCGCCCGATTAAAACATAGCTTGAAATCATCAGGCTTAAAGAAATAGTATTCATCAATAATCAGATCAACTGTTTGTGCGACTTGCACCGCTCCGATCGATTTTCCGACATTGAAAAAATCTATCAAATCATTCAAGACTTTTACCATAAATCCACGAAGATGCGTCTCTCCAAATTCTTTGTTCATAACCGCTATAGAGCAACTTGGGCTATCAAACACGTCATTTACTGTTTTGGGCCGCAGACTGTTGTAATATGGCATCGGCAAGGTGCCCAAGATGCTCACGCTCGCGTCTCTTGTTTTCGGCATCAGTTCCGGAGGAAGTACGCC